TGAATATAGCATGTAACTTCAATATTGGTTTTAGCATTCACATACTTAATATTAGATAGGTCATATTTTTCTTTATGTATTTTATGGCATTTATCTATAAATTCTTTTTGGGTGATTATTTTTGGCATGTTCAAATGATCCTTTTGTTGTTTTTAATTATTATATTGCACCGCATTAATATTGTAAACGCCTTAAATAATAAAAAAATATTGTATACCAATACCCAAAAGAAAGTATTAGGCACAGCCCCAGATAAAGATGCGACACGCAGCAATGTGACGATGATCCAAATTTTATTTTTACCCATAAAAAAGGCTCACCGAAGTGAGCCTTAATCTAACCTAAGTTATTGATTTGTATCAACTTGAACCAGATGAACCGTAGATACCTAATGAATCAGACCAACCGAAGCTGTAGCGTTCCCTACTCTTATAGCGAACGTTGCCTGTATCAAAATCACCATCCATTGAGTTCTTTAATGGAGTACGAATAAAATGCTTCAACCCGTTAGGTACGTCCGTTGTTAAGAACCAAGCATTAGCATCAGTCAAGTAGTGGTTAATAGTATAACCTTCTGGAACAGCACCATTGTTCTTAAGCGCGTTGATGTCATTGTCAGTTGTGCCAACACGTAATTCAGTTTCTAGCAAACGAGTAGCAACGAATTGTAATGCAGGTGGTACAATCAACTTTTTAGGTTTAGCAGCGATTAAAAGACCACGTTCGTCAGTCCATGCAGCAATTTGAATCACAGCATTTTCTAATGAGGTTTCGTTTAAATCAGCAGCAGTAGAAGGTACGTTGCTGTTAGTACCACCATTTACTAACGGGTGAGCGCTTGAGAACAATGGTTGGCCGTCACCGCCAGTAACAGCAGAACTAAAGCCATTGTTAAGCACATTAGCTGCTTTAACTTGTTTAGTATATGCCATTGCACGGGCTAATGCTTTAGTATAACGAGCAGACAAAGAGTCGTACAAGTTATCTTCAATAGCTTCCTCAGTTAATGAGAAGCCTAAAGCAATAGTTTCATGGTTGTATCGAGCAGTCCAAGCTTCTTGAGCATTGTCATATTGAAGAGCTTGACCTTCGTTTTTGACAGGAGCTGCTGAAAAACCAGTCAGTTTTGTTTCTTCTTCAAAAGAACGTTCTGAAGATTCAGTTTCATAAATCTCTTTGTGTTCTTCACCATAACGAGCATACTCTAAACCGAACAATGCGTTCAGACCCGGTAATAACTCTTTTAATAGCTGGGCGCGTGAAATTGCCATGTGTTAATCTCCTAATTAAATGCCAGCTACGTTTGTATAACTATGGAAAGTGTTATTCCAAGTTACCAAAATTTCAGGGTAGCCCACAAAAGTAACTGCAGTACCTGATGCCAAAGTAATAGCGCTAGATACAGTTAAAGTTACCCCATTTACGTTAGTAACAGTGATATAGTTACCAGCTAAAGAACCAGTACCAGATGGAGCAATTAATTGCATACCAGCTTGGATAACAGTATTAGCAGCGGTCAGAGTTACAGTAGTACTTGATCCAGAAGTAGAAGCTGTAGCAGCAACAGTAACAGCAGTTTCAGGAACTAAACCAACAACACGTAAAGGAGCAGCAGCTATAACACGAGTATTACCAGTACCATTAGTAACAACACCACCAGATACAGAAACAGCAGAATCACCAGTTAAAGTGTTGCCAGTATTACCATATAAAGGATATACGTTAGTGCCAACAAATTGTTGTGAAGCATAACCCACACCTGAAGAAGTATTAGCCAAGGCTGTTGCTTGTGAACCCATAACTACTTTAATAACTACACGTGGATCATCAACAACATAAGCAACAGCGTCTTGAGCAACAGTACCAGAAGGCCAGTATTGCGCACGGATACGTTGGCCCGTTGCAGCTAAAGTATATTCACAACCTACAAAAATACCAATAACACCTGGGATTGGTGTAGTAGGTGCGGTTGCTGGGGTATAAGTATCTTGAATTACAGTACCTGCAGACATTTTAACAACGTCACCGAAGAAAATGTTTGCAGCATAACCAGTTGCTATCGGTACCATGCGAGTAGAACCCGCGTAAGGTAGGCCGCCGATTTCATTAACTGGCTTTAGGCCGTAAGAGGCCGAAATAACAGGATAAGCCATTGTAAACTCCTAAAATTAATTAACCATTTCCGAAAGATACACTCGATTTGCGATCTTTAAATAAAGGCATACGAGCGTCATTCTCTCTCATAAAACTATTATCCACTGCTTCTGCCTGCTGATTAGTCATGTTGTTGTAGTATGCACTACGTTGTTGCATGAATTCAGTAGGTATCTTGCAAAGTAATAACCCGCCAATCTCGATGTTGTCTTTAAAATGACCTTCACGAGAGGCTAACAGTGTGTATTGTGGTTGCTCTTCAATCTTCACAGGTTCCCAACCTTCACGCAATGATTTAGAAATATTGCTAGGGTCAGCCTTGTTTAGCATTGCTACGCGAATCCATCTATATGTGTACCCAGCCTGTTTGTCGGGCTCAGGGAGTGCTTCTGGGGGCATCCACTGCTTAGGACGCTCTGTCAACGCTCTGGTTTCTGATGCACGAGTAATTTTGTTTATAGGGTTAGTAGTCATTATTTAATCTCCAATTTTAAAACTTCTTTTGCGTATACTTCAGGGCTTATGCCCAGTTTCTTTGCTATCTGGACTTGGCTCTGACTTAGTCTTATTTTATTGGAATTTGTGCTACGAGAACCGGGCGCAACTACTGTTGATGGTTTTGCTTTAGGTTCCCCAAAATACTCACTAAATCTTTTGCGCATTGTTTTGTCCAATGTGCTGTAGTATTCATCTGATCCAGCAATCATACCGTTATTAACAAGTTTATTATGTAAACCTAACGCGGCAGATGTCATCTCCTCATCTTCTCCAAACCACTTATTGCGTTCTTGCCACGCTGCATCTTTGGGGTTTATTTGAGGAGTGGGTTGCTGATATTCTTCTCGCCCACTTTGTACAGGAAACTCTGTCTGTTGTAAAGTAGTTTCTTTTAAATTATTTGCACGTATCATTTTTAAGTTAGCAAACTGCAACTTTTCTTGCGCGTCAATGATCCCATCGGTATCACCTGATTCATACGCTTCACGATACAATCTTTTTGCAGCGTCTACTTCCATTTGAGCAGCTTGCTGTGATGTGCTTATGTATTCTTTCTCACCTGTACTATATGCAGATCGTAACTTTTGATTTTCTTCATATAATCTTTTTGATAAAGTAATAGATTCTTGCTGTTCGCGTAGAGCTTGTTCTTTTTCTCTGCGCTCATCATGCCAAACTTTTTTAAGTTGTTTAAGCTTTTGCTTAACACTTTCATCATATTCTTCCAACTCATCATTATCTAAGTCTTCTACAATATGTTTAGGCATAGGTTGACGACCACGATCTTCTTCTGGTGTGTCATCTTCTATTTCAATTTCTATACCGTACGATTCGTTTTCTACTTCGTCTGGAAATTTATATTCATCATTAAATTGTGCTAACATGGACTGTTCCTTATTTACGTTTAATGCCACGAGGGTCTAAAACAACTGCTTCTGGGGTATCATCATTAATAAGACGAAACTCCTTGCCATGTATATCTATTCGAGAGCCCGCATTAGGTCTAACAAGAATAAAGTCTCCTACTTTGCACCAAGGCCCGCTTGGAAATCTTGAGCTATCTTTATAAGCATCAGGGCCTACCGCAACTACAAAAAGAACTGTTGCTAAGACCTCGTCATGCCTAACAGTCATATCAGCTTTAATAATGCCACTGTCATACTCTTTTTCGACATCTGGAACGGCACATAATATGTGGTATCCTGACGGTGTGGGTAATTGTGTTGCTTTCTCTTCAGCACTTGCCTCTAAATCAATCGCGCCAACTACCTGCGGATTGGAAGGGTTTGTGCCTACCAATATTTTTTGTACCGTTTTAGTCATCTGAGTTTTCCATTTTATTTTTAAGGTCTTTTACTATATCTCTAGCAAAGAGTAGACCTCGAACCTCTCCGCAGAGTCTTTTATACTCATCAAAGGTGCCTGGGCGACCCGATGTAATTGCCTCGTTTACATTTTGTATTTGCTCGTTTATTTGAAAAGTAATTACCTCAAACGCATCCATTATTCACCTTCTATTGGTTTATTTTGTTGACTACGATCTAGTGCATTTTGCATACCTTCATGAGCAAGACGAGTATCATGT